AGCAAAGGCGGTGCAACGACACGCAGTAATTTGCAAGTCAAGTCCGCAACAGCTAACAGGTCGTACGCTAGAAAAAGCGACCACAGCATCAAATAAAAACATGAGAAGCAAATGCAAGTAATCGACAACAAAGCACTTTTATTCAAAACCAGAAACCCTACCAAGTACAACCTAATACCTAAACATAAAGTCCTATCGGAAAGCAATGGGACGTATGAGATATTGGTTTACTTCGGTATGGAAGAGGTTAAGGTACTACGAAACTTAGGTGTCAAAGATGTACCTTCGCCTATTAGTTACCGCTACAAGTGGCCGGGCAAGTACAAGCCTATGTCACACCAGCGCGATACGTCAGAGTTCTTGACGTTCAACCGCAAGGCGTTTGTATTCAGCGAGCCGGGAACAGGCAAGACGCTGAGCGCTTTGTGGGCAGCAGACTACCTTATGAGCATCGGCAAAATCCGCCGTGTGTTGATACTGTGCCCGCTGTCCATCATGCAGAGTGCTTGGTTGGGTGACCTCAGTAACAGCATCATCCACCGCTCCGCTATCGTGGCGCATCACACACAGGCATCACGCCGTATCGAGATGGTGCAGCAGGACTACGAGTTCGTCATCACCAACTACGACGGGCTTAACCTGATTGCCAACGAGATCAACAACGACGGTCGCTTTGATTTGGTTATCGTTGACGAAGCGAACGCATACAAGACACCGACAACACGGCGTTGGAAGGCGCTTAACAGCATCATCAAACCAAACACACACCTGTGGATGATGACGGGCACACCTGCATCGCAGTCCCCTGTGGATGCGTACGGCTTGGCTAAGCTGGTTAACCCCAACGGCATCCCCAAGTTCTTTACCGCTTGGCGAGATATGGTGATGAACAAGATCACGATGTTCAAGTGGGGGCCCAAGCCCCAAGCCCCGCAGCTAGTACACGAGGCGTTGCAGCCAGCCATTCGGTTTACCAAGGCGCAGTGCTTGGACTTACCCCCTGTGCTGACCATGACCCGCATAGTACCTTTGACCCCGCAGCAAACGAAGTACTACAACATACTGAAAGAGCGCATGGCTATACAAGCGGCAGGCGAGGCGATCACCGCAGTCAACGCAGCCACCGTGGTATCCAAGCTGCTACAGATTTCATGCGGCGCTGTATATACAGACGACAAGGACGTGGTGGAGTTCGATGCTGGCCCAAGGCTGGCGGTGCTCGAAGAGATTCTTGGCGAGACAGATCGCAAGGTTTTGATCTTTGCATTGTTTCGCAGCAGCATCGACAGCATCTACCATCACCTGCTAAAGAAGGGCATCAACACAGAGTGCATACACGGCGGCGTGACACCCAACAAACGTGCGGACACAATCCGCCGTTTTCAAAATGAGCAAGACCCAAAGGTGTTGGTTATGCAGCCCCAAGCATCGGCACACGGGATTACCCTAACAGCCGCTGACACAGTTATTTTTTATGGGCCGTTGATGTCTGTTGAGCAGTACATACAGTGCATAGCCCGTGCCGATCGCAAGGGTCAGAACGCGGATAAGGTAACAGTTATCCACATAGAAGGTAGCCCGATAGAGAAGAAGATGTTCACAGCTTTAGGTTCTAAGGTTGTGGATAACTCTTTGCTTACGCGTATGTTTGAGAACGAAATAAATTTTTAAGAAAGGATATTGCAAAGCCAAAAACTCATGTACACTTGTCAAACGCTAGACATAATAAGGAGAAAGCAAAATGGAAGAAAACATCGTACCGATGGATAAGTTAGCCCGTATTTATCGCAAGATCAAGACGGAAATTGATACACTGACCAAGGACTATGACACCAAGGTCGAGTTGTTGAAAGAGAAGCAAGACACGCTAAAGTTTGCTATGAAAGATCAGATGAAAGCGCTTGGCGTTAAGTCTGTTCAAACCGAGTTTGGAACCGTGTCCATGATTAACAAGACACGGTATTCGACACAAGACTGGGACTCGTTCAAGAAATTCATAATTGAACATGAGGTGGTTGACTTGCTTGAGAAGCGCATAGCGCAGACCAACATGATTACCTTCCTTGAAGAGAACCCCGGCCTAGTCCCTCCCGGACTAAACGCTTTTTCGGATTTTGAAATCCGAGTAACTAAACCAACCAGCAAGTAAGGAGATTACCATGAGTAATGTAGTAGCGTTTAACGCATCGCAAGTACCAGCTTTCGCTCGTAACAACGAGTTGTCCGATACAGCCCGTGCCCTAACAGGTGGCGGTGGTGCATCCGCAGGCAAGCGCATCTCGATTAAAGGCGGCGTGTTCCGCTTGATGTCAGATGGCAAGGAAGTCACATCCATCGAAGACCGCCACTTGGATGTCATCATCATTAAAGCCGCCGCTAAGGTAGGCCGTCAGTTCTACGCTGCTGCGTATGACAAGGATGCCGCTGGTGCTGCACCTGACTGCTGGTCTAACGATGGCGAGAAGCCTGACGCAAGCTCCAAGGCAAAGCAGTCCATAACCTGCATGGCTTGCCCACAGAACCAAGCGGGTTCAGGTACAGGTAACAGCCGTGCTTGCCGCTACCAGCAGCGTCTGGCCGTGGTGTTGGAGAACGACCCAAGCGGTTCAGTGATGCAGATGGTGTTGCCAGCAACATCGGTGTTCGGTAAAGAAGAAGGCGACAAGCGCCCATTGCAAGCGTTCGCACGTTACCTTGCAGCGCAGAACCCTCCTATTAACCCCGAGCAGATCGTGACCCGCATGAAGTTCGACACCAAGTCGGAGTCCCCCAAGCTGCACTTCGCTCCTACCCGTTGGTTGACAGACGACGAGTACGAGATTGTGAAAGAGCAAGCGCAGTCCGCTGACGCTATGAAGGCTGTTGTGATGACAGCCTCGGCAACCGATGGCGCAAAAGCCGAGCCTTTGAAGCTCGAAGGCAAGCGTCCTGCAGTAGTGGAAGAGGAAGACGAAGCCCCTGCACCAGCACCCGCACCAAAGACCCGAGCGAAAGCTAAGCCAGCACCTGCGGTGGTGGAAGACGACGACGAAGCCGAAGACACAGCACCCGAACCCGAAGTTCGCAAAGCAGCACCCAAGGCGACAGCAGTGCCCGCAGGTAAGAGCAGCCTAGCCAACATCGTGGCTGACTGGGACGATGAGTAAATAAGTTCCGCTGGGCCGCAGGCAGCGGTCGCATTGCATAGGTCGGGGGGGTTTTTAACTTTTCCTCCTCGTCAGAAAGGCACCCACACACCTATGACTGCGTTTCCTGCTCTGCGTGTCCCAGCGCCTTAACACTATGGCCTATTCACAGAAAATCATTGACTTGGTAGCTAAGGCACCGAAGACTACGGGGAACCAGCTTGCACGCTGGGCTATCCACTTAGATTTTCCGGTGACGAAGATTGCCTACGCGCTCGGGGTTACACGCCAAACCGTTTACAACTGGTTTGAGGGTAAGGACATTTTTGTCGCTTACCAAAATCGTGCCGAGTTCCTATTACAAATAATGTCCACATCGAAAACAGCAGATGAGGCTTGGAGAAAAATATGCAAAGAATACAACTTGAAACCTTGAGCCCACGCACACTTACCGACAAAGAGCTAGTGCACTATGTAACGCTGTACGCTACATCGCAGATACCCCACGCATGGGTAGAAGAAATAGTCGCCCGCTTCGCAGCAGTCGTAGACAAAAAATAATCCCATCCCAAGGAATCCTATGGACCCGCTTGAATTTATGGCGGCGGTCCTGCCACCTCCCGGTAACGGGCGGTATTGCGTGGCGGAACTGACTAAGAAGAAAGAGCATATCTATGTTACCGATCTGGAAGATGTACGTGCCCCGATAAACCGATGGAACAAAGCAAAGCTGGACATTTACTTTGCGTTGGGTACGTTTGGAGATGACGACAGCCGCGTAGCTGCCAACAGCCGCATGGTCAAGTGCATCGCTATTGACGTTGACTGCAACCACCCGAAGGACATCCCTAACGCTGAAGGCGTGATTACTACCAAGGCATATCCGTCAGCGAAAGCTGCGGCGCATGCCATCATGGACTTCTCTGCCGAGGTTGGCTTGGATGCGCTAGGTGCTCCGTGGCTTATTGCATCCGGCGGTGGCGTACATGCCTACTGGCCTTTGAAGGAAGCTGTGAGCATCGACGAGTGGAAGCCTGTGGCCGAGTCGTTCAAACGCTTGTGCTTGTTTAAGAAGCTGGGCATCGACCCAACGGTGACGGGTGACGCTTCTCGTGTGTTGCGTGTGCCAGCAACAATTAACACGGGGTTCAAAGCCAAGAAGCAGGTGCGCGGCGAAACCAATGTGCGCTTTATGAACGAGGGCGATTACTTTTCGCTTGATGACATACGCGACTTGTTGGAATCGCAGTTGATCGGTACAGCGTTCGAGTTGAAGGTGCAAGCAAAGCCGAGCATGGCGCTGGCACTACCCGGACAAAGACCTGCGCAAGCAGTTACGACTTCGACGGTGCAGTTATTCCCAAACAGCGTAACGAAGTTCAGCAACATATTTAAAGCGACTAAGGCTGGTAAGGGTTGCGGGCAGTTGGAGTTCTACGCTACCAATGCAAGTGATGATGGTATGGAACCGCTGTGGCGCGGCATGCTTAGTATTTCTCAGAAGTGTGTTGACGGCGAGAAGGCATCGTTGTGGCTCAGTAGCCTGCACCCCTACGATGAAGACAGGATGCGTACGAAATTGGCTGAGATCAAGGGGCCATATCCATGCACGAAATTTGACTCAGAAAATCCCGGCATCTGCACTAGCTGCCCACATTGGGGGAAGATTACAAACCCCTTGATGCTAGGCCGTGAAGTAGCGCTGGTGACTGAGGAGAAGCAGATCGAGGTGATAGCCCCCGGAGTTGCGGAAAAGGTGCGCAACGTCTTGCGCCCAGAGGCACCCAAAGGTTACGCCTACGGTAAGAACGGCGGGATTTTTGCAGAGAAAGAATCCGAAGGGCCGGACGGCACGGTAGAGAAGCGGCAAGTCTTACTGTTGTCTTACGACTTGTTCCCTGTGGACATCCTTGTAAGCAATGGTGAGCATGTGATTCATATGCTGGCGCTTCGCCCCGATGGAGCGCAGACAGTAACCGTAGCCCAGAAAGCAGTCGTCAGTAAGGACGACACCATGAAGAGCCTCGCTAACCAAAACGTGATTGCATCGTTTGGCGCGGGGAATGACCAAAACCTATTTTCTTATGTGAGAGCGAGTGTAGAAAAAATGTCAACAGAAAAAGCACCAACACGAGTACCCGATAGCTGCGGCTGGCAGAAGGACAACACCTTTGTGTACGCAGGGAAAATCTATTCCCCCAACGCAATGCCTGTAACCGTACCTATGGCGGGATTAGAAAACATTGTCAATAACACGCAGCCCACGGGCAGCATACAGGGTTGGCGCAATGTGATTGATATGCTTATCAAGCATAAGCTGTGGGATCAACTGGCGATCGTCTTGGTGGGCGCTGGCGCTCCGCTGATGAAGTTCACTGGCATCTACGGCATGACTTTCCACTGTGCGTCAACGTACTCAGGCACGGGTAA